CAAAAAAATTATAAGGATTTAGTTCTTAAATACAACATACTTGATAAAAACTACAAAGAACTTTGCAAAGAACTTTGCAAAGAAGCACTAGAACAACCACTAACAAGGGATTGGAAACATACCATAGACGAACGCATTGCTAGGGATAGTGAGTTTAAAGAAGCGCTAGAACAACCAACCTAATAGACGCGGAGTTTATTGGGGAAAGTGCTTAGGGGGTAAGGGAAGTAGATATCGCGCAATGTGTTGGTATGACTAGGTTTGAGGCACATTGCGTGAGCATTGTTTGCGGATATATCACTTTTTTGCGTTTAATTCGTACGAGACAAAAAAGTTTGTGTTGAATAAACGGTTTAAAATTACACACAAGTCTACACTATTAGTTTAGTTTTGAACTAAAACCTGTTACTTATAGGCAACATAACTGACAAAATGTAAACCATAGGATACAGATATGAAATTTAGTGAAACAGAGTTTTACAAGCATTTTGGCGATGCAGAGTGGAAAGTAACCACTAACGATGGCAAGGTTTACAAGTCTAAGAACTGGCTGCCATCTTACGAAGACAAGAATTATAAAGAAGGGTCAATATATGTGTCAGAAAAGCCAACCGAAGATTTGTCCGTCATGCGGTCAAAGTCAAAGACGGTCATTACCCCAAAATTCAAGGCTGCATAAGCTGTTTCAATTAATGGCTGAAAGCTTAAAAGGCAAAGATGGGTTACACCATCCGCACCAGTGGTGGAAAGTGATGGCTAAGGACCAGTGGCTGGGTTACAATGAATTTACAGCACCTGATGGCCGTACAATATACGCTTTGAAATCTACTGCTGATTTAAGCGTAGAAGAACTTAATAACTTTATGAATGAAGTTGAACGATATTGCGCTGTGCGTGGTGTTTATTTACAGGATTAACCATGGCAAACCCAAACAATTTAGAAAAAGCTCACAAACTAAAAGAAGAAAACAGAGCTTTAAATTTGGCGGTAGTGTATTTACATTTAAAAGATGAGCCATCTGTTGCAGTAAATCTTGCTATAAAAATGAATTTAACGCCAGCTATTATTACTGAATACTGTAAACATCTTGAAGCTGAAGGCTATTTGTGGTCTGAATTTATAACAGAAGGAAGAGCTAGGTCAAAGCTGTATCACACAACAGAAAAAGATAACTTCCCATGGCCTAAGCAATGTAAAGATTTAACAAACTTAAAAAGAGCATACTTTGACGCTAATTATCCTGGAATACACCAGGCATTACGGGACGCTATATACGAAGGTCGCATAAGTCCTGATATTATAAAGACGCATAAAGAGGCAGACGCTCCTCATTGGGTAATACCTAAAAAAGACAACTCAAAATATAAAGCTAACTTTCAATCAAGCTTAAGTGGGGAATGCAGTGCCTAATTACAGAAACAAGAAACTGCTAGAGCTATGCCGTGAAATACCTTGTCAATCATGTGGCGCTATGGATGGTACAGTATGTGCAGCACACTCTAACCAACTGCGTGATGGTAAAGGCACAGGAATCAAGGCCAGCGATGCTATGGTGGCTGCTATGTGCGCTAGATGCCATTTTGAGCTGGACAACGGGATGGCGTTAAACAAGCAAGACCGTAGAGATATGTGGGATTTGGCTCACAGGATGACTATGCAATACTTTATTGAGCATGATATGCTGGTGGTCAAATGATTAAACTTACACTTCCTTTTCCTCCCACATTAAACCATATGTGGGGACAGTCTGGCCATAGAAAATTCTTAAAAAAGTCAGCCCATCAATTTAGAGAAAAAGTTCAAGAAGAAGTAATAGACAAGTCTGCAAAGATACATGGTCGGCTTGCTATATTTATTGCGTTATATGCCCCAACACGCAGATTATATGACATAGACAATCGCTGTAAAGCTGTATTAGACGCATTGCAACATTGTGGAGTTTTTGAAGATGATGAGCAAGTAGATTTTATTTGGCTAGTGCGCAGAGATGTAGTTAAAGGCGGTATGTGCAAGGTAGTTATAGTTGAGTATAAAGAGGTGCATCAAATGCTAGAAAAATACGAGGATTACATTTAATGGAATTAGGTCGAGTAATATATTATTTAGATATGTGGAGAACATATATGAAAACAGACAACAACAAGCTAGGTTACAAGTCTAAATCATCTGGCTTTCATACAGGCGGTGTACACTCGTTTGATGACATAGCTGACGAGGTTGATAGCCATTCTGTTAGAGTAGTAGACAAGGTAATAGACGATTTGCCAGCGTTTCAACGCAATGCTATCTATGTTATCTATCTTGGCCAAAAGACTATGATGGATATGAAGGTGTTAGACCGTTATTACGACAATGCAATGGCTATGTTGCAGCAAAAACTGACAGAAAAAAACCTATATTAAATACTACTTGACAAACAGTTAAATTTGTGGTAATATACGCTTGCAGGTATAGTTGCGTCTATATGATTCATATATCAAGCATTTAACCTAATCTCCGTTGGGTTCGGACTCTCCTAAAGACAGAGTCCATTTTTTTGGGTGAAAGCTATGCGAGTAACCCATCTATTCTATTATGAGGCGTAAGACCACTCTTATGAACATACATGGCCGAAGAACGAAAACAAGCTGGCAGACCGATAGGTAGGCGTCATCAAGAAGATGTGCGTGGAAAGATACAAGCCACCCAAATAATCAATAGATTATATAGCGCATTTCAAGGTGAAGTAGAGCTAACAGCTATTCAAGTTAATATAGCAAAGACTTTATTAGACAAAGTCTTACCTGATTTAAAAGCGATTGAACAGACAACTCAGCTTACTGCTGATGTTGAAGTCTACGCATGGCAAGAATAATACCTTACAAGCCTAGAGAAGCGTTCCAACCATTACACACTAGCAACAAGCGATGGAAGGTTGTAGTAGCCCACCGTAGGGCAGGTAAGACAGTGGCTTGTGTCAACCAGCTTATTAAAGAAGCTGTGATGAGCAAGCGTAATGACTTTCGTGCAGCATACATAGCGCCTTTCTATAAGCAAGCTAAGTCTGTAGCATGGGATTACTTTAAATACTTTACTAGGGTAATTGATGGCATCGTCATTAATGAGTCAGAACTTCGTATCGACTTTAAGAACGGTGCTAGGATTCAGCTATTCGGTGCTGACAATGCTGATAGTCTTAGGGGCCTTTATCTGGACAGTATTGTTTGTGATGAGTATGGTGACTGGCGTGCGAATGTGTTTCAATATATTATCCGTCCTGCATTGGCTGATAGACAAGGTAAAGCAGTCATAATCGGTACGCCTAAGGGCAGAAACGCATTTTGGGAAACCTACGACAGAGCTTGCCATTCTAATGAGTGGTTAGCCCTAAAGATAACAGTAGACGATTCAGGCATATTGCCACAGTCTGAAATAGACTCGTTAAAGCAAGAACTATCTGAGGATGCTTGGCGTCAAGAGATGGAGTGTGACTTTGATGCTGCATTGCCTGGTGCAATATGGGGTCGTGAGTTATACCAAGCAGAGCAAGACGGTCGAGTAACTGGCGTAGAGTATGATGAGTTTGCCCCTGTGTTTACTGCATGGGATTTAGGCTACTCTGATGACACAGCTGTGTTTTTCTATCAAGTAGTGCAAGGTGAGGTTCACTTTATTGACTTCTACGCTGCTAGTGGCAAGTCTATTGATCACTACGCTGCACACATACTAAGCAAGCCTTATAAATACAAGACGCACTTCTTACCACACGATGCTAGAGCTAAGACCTTGGCCTCTGGTGGTAAATCAGTCATTGAGATGTTGGCCGAACACTTGAGCATAACTAAGATGGCAATCACACCTAGCCTATCACTACATGATGGCATACAGGCGGTAAGACAAATGATGCCTAAAGCATGGTTTGATAAAGAGCGTTGTTATGATGGCCTAGAGGCTCTCAAACAGTATCAGCGTGAGTGGGATGATGACAAGAAAATGTTTAGGGATAAACCTAGGCACGATTGGACATCTCATGCGGCAGATGCTATGCGTTATGCTGCTATTAACTGGCGTGAAGAACACAAGCCTGTGATAGAAGACAAACCAATTAGAGGCATTATGGTCGGACAGACCGATGTCACATTAGACGAACTATGGGCTATGCAGCCTAAACAACCTAAAAGGATTTAACTATGAGCGGTATTGCTAATCAAGTCGGTGGCTACAAACAAATCACTGCAACAGGCAATGTATCACCTATCGGCTGTAAGCTATTGGGTATATTTGTATCATCATCAACTGTTGGTACAGTAACCATTTACGATTCAGCTACAACTACAACATCTACTAAAGTAGTAGACACAACAGTAGCTTTAACTGGTGGCACATGGGTGCCTATGCCTATTGCCTTTGCGTCAGGCATATACATTGTTGTTGGTGGCACATTAAGCGCAACTGTAGTTTACGCATAAGGATAACTCATGGCTAAGGTTTCGCAAATAATGTCAGAGGTACAAACATACCTTGATATGTTTAGCCAATACGACAAGGAGTTTGCTAAGTGGGAAGGTCGTGTAGAGAAGATTCTCAAACGCTACCGTGATGACCGTACAACAACTACGGCTCAATCTCACTACAACATCTTGTGGGCTAACGTACAAACTCTGAAGGCTGCAACCTTTAGCCGTATGCCTAAGCCTGATGTATCTCGCAGGTTCAAGGACAGTGACCCAGTAGCACGTGTTGCGTCTATGTTGCTAGAGCGTGCGTTGGACTTTGAAACAACACACACAGAAGACTTTGCTCATGGCATGACAGCTTGTGTGTATGATCGCTTCTTAGGTGGTCGTGGCACATCATGGATACGCTACGAGCCTATCATTGAAACAGATGACACCTTTATCTCTGAAGACGAGTTAGACAGTGATTCTGTATCTGAATACCTAGACATTGAGCAAGCGCCTGTTGATTATGTTCACTGGCGTGACTTTGGTCATAACTCTGCCAGGACATGGGATGAAGTATCTTGTGTATGGCGTAAAGTTTACATGACTCGTCAAATGCTTAAAGAGCGTTTCCCTGAAGACAAGTTTGATGACTTGTGGAAAAGAATACCGTTAGACGCTTCACCTGATGAGCCTCGCACTAAGATGACAGAGGGTGTCACTAAGCGTGGGCTAATCTACGAGGTATGGGATAAAGAAGAGAAGTGCGTCTATTGGATTAGTAAATCCATGGGCAGAATACTAGACAAGCGTGAAGACCCATTGCAATTAGAGGAGTTTTTCCCCTGTCCAGAGCCATTGTTCTCTACATTGACCAATGAGTCACTTGTACCAGTTCCTGACTTTACTCTATACCAAGACCAAGCTAACGAGCTAGACACGCTATCAGACCGTATTAAGGGTCTAGTGGACGCTATGAAGGTTCGTGGCTTCTATGACGCTGCAAACGCTGACCTAGGCCGTCTATTTACAGAGGGTGACAACAATACACTTATCCCTGTTAAGAATTACGCTGCCTTTGCTGAAAAAGGTGGTATGGGTGGTGCTATAGAGTTTGTTGACTTAAACCCTATTGCTACTGCATTGAACATGGCTTATCAAGCTATGGGTCAAGTTAAACAACAAATCTACGACATTACAGGTATATCTGACATTGTTCGTGGTGCAAGTAACGCTAACGAAACAGCTACTGCTCAACAAATCAAAGGCCAATACGCTACATTGCGTCTTAAAGCTTACCAAGACGAAGTAGCACGCTTTGCCTCACAAATACTTAAGATTAAAGCGCAGATTATCTGTCAACACTTCCAACCTGAAACCATCATCAAAATTGGTGGTGCTGAGTTGTTAAGTCCGACAGACCAACAATTAGTGCCACAAGCTATACAATTGTTAAAAGACAATCCTATGCGTACATTCCGTGTAGAGGTAGCGTCTGACTCTATGCTATACGCTGATGAAGCACAAGAGAAGGCTGATCGTGTAGAGTTCTTACAAGCTACTAGCCAATTTATTGAGAAAGCCATACAAGGCGCTCAAGCTGTGCCTGAATTAACTCCGTTGTTAATGGACTTGCTCAAGTTTGGCGTTCAAGGTTTCCGTGTTGGTCGTGTATTAGAGGGTGAGTTTGATACATTTGCTGATGCAGAGAAAGAAAAACAAGTGCAAGCGGCTACTAACCCTAAACAACCAGAGCCAACACCTGAAATGATTAAAGCTCAAGCTGAACAGCAAAAAGCTCAGATGGAAGCTCAAATCAAACAGATGGAAATGCAAGCTGAGGCTCAACGTGAAGCTCAACGCTTAGAGTTTGACCGATACAAAGTAGAGTTAGAGAACAATACTAAGGTGCTTATAGCTGAGATGTCTGCTAAAACAGACCTACACCTTAAGTCATTAGATATTAACGCTGCTAGAGAGCAGGAAACGCTTACTGAAGTCACACCTGGTGGTATTGAGCAACCTACTTCAGCATTAGCTGGTTTAGTAGACGCTATCAATAACAACATGGCTGTAATGACACAAGCACAAGCACAGCACAATCAAGACATCTTAATGCAGCAACAAATGGCGCATGAGAGCTTGGTGCAACAATTAACAAAACCTAAGCAAGTGGTTAGAGGTGCAGACGGTAAAATAGTCGGGGTACAATAATGGCATTAGTTCTAGCGGATAGAGTATTAGAAACCACTGCTGTCGCTGGTACAGGAAACGCAGCATTAGCTGGCGCTCAGACTAACTATCAACCATTTAGCGTTATTGGCGATGGCTCTACTACTTACTACACTATTGTTGACAACAACAACAACGAGTGGGAAGTTGGTATTGGTACTTATGTAGCGACAGGTAACTACATCTCTCGTGACACAGTATTGTCATCATCTAACGGTGGTGCGTTGGTTTACTTTCCTAGCGGCACTAAGGATATATTCCTAGATCTACCTTCAGAGGAAGTGTTGTTAAGTGCTGGCGATGTAACTGGCCCTGCTAGTGCTGTGGCTAACAACTTTGCTGCGTTTAACATGACCACTGGCAAGCTTATCAAGGATAGTGGCTATAACGCTTCTAGCTTTGCCACTGCTGCTCAAGGTACATTGGCTGACACTGCTATCCAACCAGGTGACTTAGGCACTGCTGCCTACTTAGACGCTGGCTCTGCTAACGGTGTAGCTACACTAGACGCTGGTGGTAAAGTGCCAACAAGTCAAATACCACAGATGGGTGACTTAAACTACCAAGGCACATGGAACGCTTCTACTAATACGCCTACATTGACTAGCTCTGCTGGCACTAAAGGCTTTTACTATGTCGTGTCAGTTGCTGGCTCTACAAACCTAAACGGCATTACCGATTGGAAAGTAGGCGATTGGGCTGTGTTTAACGGCTCTGTATGGGAAAAGATAGACAACACTGATGCTGTGACCTCTGTAAACGGGTACACAGGCACTGTCGTATTGACTGCTAGTGATGTAGGCGCTCAACCTGCTGGCACTTATGTGACCTCTGTAGGCGCTACAAGCCCTGTTACAAGCTCTGGTGGCACAACCCCTACTATTGGTATGCCAGCGGCTACTACAAGCGTGTCAGGTTACCTTACTAGCGCTGATTGGACTACATTTAACGGCAAACAAGATGCGTTTGGAAGCCAAACAGCTAATTATGTTTACGCAGCTCCTAATGGTTCTGCTGGTGCGCCAACATTCAGAGCATTGGTTGGTGCGGACATTCCATCTTTGTCTAGCACATACATACCATACACAGGCGCAAGTAGTGCAATTAATCTAAACGCACAAACAGTAGTCAATGTTGACCACTTAGGTATAGGCACTACATCAGTTCCTACTATTTTAGTAAGGGCAATAGGCGATAACAACTCAAGCTCTCGAATAGCAGTTCGTGGCTATTCTAGCAATGCTAATAGCTCATCAATGCGGGTTACTAAATTCAGAGGCACTGCTGGTGCACCTCAAGCGCCACAAAGTGGTGACAGCTTAGGCAAGTTTGAGCTTGCAGGTTACGGCACTACATCTTCAGATGGTTACCCACAAGCGTCATTTGAAGGCGTTGCTACACAGAGTTGGGGTGCTATTGCTAGGGGAGCTAAGACTTTAATTAAAGTTACGCCTAACAATACAATAACGCAAGTTACAGCCGTAACTGTAGACCAAGATAGCAAAGTAACCTTGGCTGGTGCATTAGATGTAACAGGCACAACTACACTAGCTACATCATTAAGTGGTTTGGCTAAACTAACATCGGGTGTAGTGTCTGCTGCAACAAGTGGCACAGATTACGCTCCAGCTACATCAGGCACATCTATTCTTTACGGTAACGGCTCTGGTGGCTTTAGCAATGTAACAATAGGTACAGGCGTGTCATTTGCTGGGGGTACGCTATCAGCAACAGGTTCAGGTGGTACAGTTACAAGTGTAACAGGTACAGCGCCTGTCGTGTCTAGTGGTGGTGCTACACCTGCTATTAGCATGGCCGCAGCTACAACATCAGTTAATGGCTACTTAACTTCTACAGATTGGAATACGTTTAACGGCAAGCAAGCTGCATTAACTAGCGGCACTAACATTAAGACTGTTAGCGGTGTAAGTTTACTAGGATCAGGCGATGTAGGAACGATTGGCACTGGTTATGGTGGTACTGGCTTAACATCGTTTACCAATAAAGGTGTTGTTTACGCTTCATCTACAAGTGCG